GGAACGTGACAGACATGCCCGCCGCGCCCACCCACGCCGACCACCTGTCAAAGTGGAACGTGCGCGCGTTCAGGACCGCCGCCGACAACGTGGGGCCGGCGAACCGCTGCCCCCACAGGAAGTCGCTGTTCTGGATCAAGTTGGTCGGGTCATGTGTGTCGACATACCCGCGCGGCGGCGCGTCATTGGTGGTGAGTGGCCCTGGAACGTTGTAGATGCGCTTCTGGCTGATGTCCAGGTTGCCGGCGCTGTCAAACCGTGACAGCACCGCGCCGGCCTCGTTCTGCACCTCCACCAGGTTCGCCGTCGCCGGCGCGCTGAACCTGCGCACACGCAGCACCGGATCGGACGCGCCCGTGCCGCGTGCGATGGCGTGCTCCAGGTACTTGCCGTTCAGGTCAAGATTCCCCGCGCTGTCGAACCACGCCAGCACCGCGCCAGTCTCGTCCTCCACCGCGATGAGGTTGGCCGTCGCGCCGGCGTTGAACCTGCGCGCGCGCACGGGGGCGACGGTCGCCGACGCGGCCTGGTTGATGGCATCGCGTATGCGCTGCGTGCCGTTGTTGATGAAGGTCAGGTCCCCGGTGGCCTCCATCTGTGCCAGCACGCCGCCAGTTTCATTCTGCCACTGATGTATATCAGCGCCGGATACCCCGTGCCTTCGCATCACCACCGTGACAACCGATGCGGCGTTGCTCTTGAACGTGTACGGACCAAGGAAGATGTTTGCGCCAGTCGGGCTGACGCTGTCTATGCGGTTGGCGTTCATCAGCGTGCCAGGATTGCCATATATCACATATGGCGCGCTGATCGGCGTGATATCCTGTCCGCCCACACCGTCAAACCATACGTCGTAGATGCCACTGCTGACTACCGCGCCGATGGAGCCACAGCGGCGACGGAACGTGCCAGCCGCGAGCGCCACGACGCCGGCGTCGCTCACGTACACCGTGTCGCCAACCACCGCCGCGCCGCCCAGTGCGAGGTTGAGAATGCTGCCGTAAATCTTGAATTTGCCAAGCGCCCCGTTGGCGATGGTGGTGGCTCCAGCCAGGTTGCCCACGACACAGCCAAGAAGCTCATCCAAGTCACCGCCCGACGTGGCCAGTGCCTTGATGAACCCCGGCACGTACTCCTGCCCCGGCAGGCCGGGCTTGATCGTCGCCATGCTGGTCACACGAACTACATCGCCGGCAGATAGCACCACGCCACTGGTGTTGACACCGACCACCGTGCCGGGGTCGGCCAGCTGAAGGTCAATGCGTCGGAACAGAGAGTTGGTCGACGTGGCCCAGCCGTCAGACACATCATCCTCGGTGGTCTCGCCTGCGGCCGGGATGCGCTCGAGCGTCTTCAGCTGACGCACGGCGCCGACCACCTGGTTGCGCTGCTCGTCCGGCAGGCTGAGGTTCACGATCAGCCGCAGGAGGTACGTGCCTTCCTTGGTCGGGGTGAATGTGGGGTTCTGGATCGCGGGGTTGGAGAGCGAGTCGACCGCGCCGGGGGGCTGGTCCAGGATTGTCCACTGGTAAGTCAGCTCCCCGCCTATGTTCGTGTTATTGAGCTGGACTAGGTTGCCGATGGGCAGGTTGTCATCACTGCCAGGCAGCCCGTTGATCGTGATCAATGCCTGCGGCATGGCCTCACCTCATCAGATGCGCATATTAACGTTGAGCACGTAATGCACAGAGTTAGTGCCACTATCCGCCGGCAATGAGTTCACCGTGGCCTTGTATAGTTTCTGCCCGATTGCAACCTTGGCCGTGGGATTGGCGTTCGCACCAGCCAGCGCGGTTTGCAACGCCGAGTCGACCGTCACCACGCCGTAGTTGCTCATCCACGCGCGCACCGGGCCGGTGAAGGATGCGAGTTCCGCCATCAGGCTGAATGATCCCTTCATCGAATTACCGCCGGACATGATGTACACGTCAACCACCTGCCCGGTCAAGTTCTGCCCAACTGTAAGTACATTCATTCCCGGAGGCGCGTTGACATACATGTTGGCCGGCTTCAGCGATCCGGTGCCTTGCATGACGAAGTTGGCGCCAACCTGTGCCTGGCTACCCGGCCACACCATGATACGTTGGTCGTTGACCACGTCCAGGTCCAGTGCGGTGACGCCTGTGCCCACGCGCACCTCGGCGATCTTGATGTACCCCGCGTCCGTGGCTGGCGGGGACGGTGACACGTTGGGCGAGCCCGTCTTGTAGTTCAGCGCGCCGGAGCCGTTGATCGTCAATGATCCGTCCAGCGTGTAGCCCAGTAGTTTGCTCACCAGCGTGGGATCGAATACCTTGGTGGCCACGTTGAATACGCCACGCACCTCTGACCCGCCAACAACCCGATTCAGTTTTACCTCAAGGATGTCGATGCGGGGATTCGATGGGTCCGCTGTCGGGACTGTGATGAGCTGGTCGGCTGCGAGCAGCACCGGTTTGGTGACACTAAGGTCATCCAGGCCGGTGACACCGTTGATCGCCGTCGGCGTGTCCGCCGGCAGATACAGGACGCCAAGGCCGGGCACCAGACGTAGCACCATGCTGGTCGGGCTTGACGGACGCAGCCGGAAGGCATCGCCAAGGAATCCACTCGCCGGCAATGTGAACGAGTCATCGCTCTCACTGGCCCGCCCGCGCAGCATCTCCTGCAACACGAGCATCAGCGAGCGGTGCACCATGCTCTGCGCCTGGTTGATGTCGGTGGATACCGGCCGCTCCAGCAGGTTGATGATCTCACGGTAAAAGGCATTCGCCATTGTCACACCCCTCTCACCACGACGGCGACCGAAGCCCCCGCCGGTTTGATTGCTTGCAGTGTATCACATATCCCATCGTACAGGGAAATCCTTGCGTTATCCTGCCCATCCCAGCACCCGAGCGTCCAGCCAACGAACGAGTCAGGCACATCAAAGGCACTTACCGCGCGCGACCCCCCGGTGAGCGGGCTGCGCAGGCCATCAGTAATCACGGCCGGGTCATCCCATGCCATGCCGTGATCCTCTATAGGCTGTGATGCCTCCACGACCACGATCACCCCGCCCCACATATTGTTGATGTCCAGCCAGCGGGCGCGGAACGGCCCCTCATCCGGCAGGTCATACGCGAACAGGTTGGGGTTGTACGCGGACCCCGCCGGCGTGTAGGCCAGCCCGTCCCACATGGTCTGAAACGCTATATCATAAGCCTCGATCAACTCGTAGCCCAGACCGTATGGAGCAAGCATGTCAATGATGGTGCGGGCAAAGGCGTTGATGGACACCGTGTCCGGCAGCGCGCGCACGCGGTTGCGGTACCTCTCCAACTGCTCCCCGGAGCCGCGCTCAATCCCGCGATCAGCGCCAAGCGACTCAAGGGACGCGTCAACACCCCCGGAGGCCGCCACGGTCTGCCTGACCTGGATTCCGATGTCCAGCAATGGGGGGTCCTCCACCAGCGTACGGATGGTATCAATCTCGCCCGGCAGCACAGTGCCGTCTGCGGTCGTGACCGGCCCCGGCTGATTCCACTCGTAGCCATGCGATATGGCCGTGACGGTGACGGCCTTCGGGCCAAGGTCCGTGGGGGAGAACAGCACGTCAACGTCCGTGGTGTAGTCGCGGCTGGTCGCACCGGTGGTCACCACGGTTCCGGCCTTGACGGTAACAGCACGGTTCTCCTCAGTCCACGCAATGAAACCATTGTTGGCGTCCGGCACCGCCGCTCCGGAGTTTGTCACGTCGACGACCGTCGGCGAGACGTAGGCGGAGATCGGGAACCCGCCGGTGTTACCGGGGGATGATGTATTGCTGAGCACCAGATGGTGCCCGACGCTGGCCGCCGACATATTGGCCAGCCCGGACACGCGCATCTGCCCCACGCCCGCGCCCGGAACTATTGACGCCGCGCTGCCTGTCTGTCCCGCGAGCGCCTGGCCGGTCGCGGGTAATGCGTTCCTGTACAGCTCAATCGTCGCCGTGGCGCGTGACCCATCGCCGGCCGTGGCGATCTGCGCGTCCTTGCCGGTGTTGGCCACGGCGGTCGAGAGGCGGGCGAGCATGGCGGCGAACGCCTGCACGATCTCATACCCGTCGCCTTGCTTCAACGGCGTTATGTACCCGTATGGCAGCAGGCGGTCCATCAGGTCCAGGAAGTCCTGCTGCGTCTTGGGGTCAATGGGATTCGGTATCAGTGGCATGGTCTACCCAAGGGCCGCCCCATAGGAGTCGGGGTTTGACCCGGTCACGATTGGCTGGTCCGTCTGCGCCGCGACCGCGCTCACCAGCGCCAGGCTGGCCCGAATCACCTGCAACGGCTGTGGAACCACGTCGCCGACCGGGGACAGAAGCTCGCCGCCCGTGAACGCCAGGCCAGCCACGTTTTGCAGCTTGCTCAACATGGCGGACGCGCTCAGTGTGGCGCCCGGCTCCAGCCCGTTCACGTACGCCACCACGGCCGCCCGCGCCGCGAGGGCGCTGTCGTTCACGTTCGCGCCGGCGGTGAACGCTAGGGTGAGCTGCATCGGTTGCAAGATCACATTGGCCACGTACACCCTAACGTACGTGCCAGCCGGCCGCACGTCGGCGAGCGCCTGCACCACGTTGGCGGAGATCGCCTGGCTCTGCGCTTGGTACAGCGGCGGGACGGTGCTGTAGTCAGCGAACTGCTCGGTGAAGGCGTCGGTCACAACTAGTTGCACCGACCTTGTCGGGCGGCCGAAGCCATCTATGTACTCGAACGCGACCGCCTGCCGGACCCCCGGCACGTTGAGCGCCGCCGCCTCGAGCGCCTTCATTGTCCCCCTGCGGGCAGTGACGAAGAAGTTACGCGCGCGCGCGCGAAGGGCATCGTCCTGCTCGGCATCATCAGCGCCGGTGGTCGCCAACGTGTTCCTCACGGTGAGGTTAGCCGGCGAGCCGCTTATCTGCCCGGCGATGCTGGTGATCGTTCCTATCTTCGCCGCCTGATCCGCCCCAGCCTTGGCGCTGCGCACGGCAACAACGACCGGTCCGGCGGAGCCGGCGGGGTACACTGCCGACTCGCTCGTTAGGTACTGGACGCCGGAGGCGGTCTGAAGCAACGTGTTGAGCGGTATGGAGAACGTGGCCGGGGCCGCCGTCGCCGTGTAGAAGTTGGCTGACCCGATGGCCGCCGCCGCCGGCTTGCGCGTCATGCCGTATCGGTCGAACACCAAACGGTCAAGTACCTGCCCCACCGCGCTGTCGAGGAACAGCGCTGCGTCCAGATCGGTCAGCTGTCCGCTTACCTCGTCGGCCATGGCGGCGGAGGACGCCACCAATATGTTCGCATCGGTACCTTCGCGCTCCACCATCTCGCGGCTGATCTTGGCGTTGCGCACCAGCGCCTCGTCTCTGCCTACTCTGAACAGCTCGCCGAACTTGGGGAAATCTGGCACCGTTATCTCCTATAGCGCAACAACCGCGTTCAACGGGACTGTGGCCGTCACGGGCAGCCCGGTCTTCAGCCTGGCCTTAATCGTGGCCGTCACCACGCCATCAGACGTGGCGACAAGGGTCGCGGATACGTCCTGCACCTCCGGCTCGCGCCGCACCTGCGCCTCGATCTGCGCCTTCAGCTGCACCAAATCGGCGGAGTGTATCGGCTCCTTGACCGGCAGATCAAGCCCGTAAGTCGGCAAATGAAAGAACTCGCCCGGCCTCGTGGACAATCGCCGAATGATCAGCTTCCTCACGAGATCGGCGCCCTGCACCGAGTCGTAATCGCCCGACGAGTTGATGACTAACGTGCCGCCTGATGTGTCCGGCGTGGCGTTGGGCGTCTGCGGGTTGTCGATGTCCACGGCGATTGACCTGCTCTTGCCCATGAGCAGGTTCTCGTTCAGTGACGCGTCGATCACCCCGTAGAAGCTGGCCGTGCGCGGGGGCACCAGCGTCGACCCGCCCGCATCCACCAACGTGTTGGTGAGCACCGTATGCAGCGAGGTGCATGGGCCGAACGGATCGATGGTGGTCAGCGCGTAGATGGCCGGCGTGACCGGTCTGACCGCCACGACCGGCAGGTTGGCGGCCGTATCCACGCGGGTCACGGCCCACGTGGCCGGATTCAGCGCGTCACCGGCGCCGTTCGGGCTCAGATGGCGAGCGTTGCCGGACAGCGTGACCTGCACCTCGTTCGTGCTGATGGCCAGCGCCGATACCACATGGATGCCAACGCCCGCTGTCGAGGAGCCGTAAGGCCCTGTGCCGTAGGGGTCGAGGCCCCAGCCAAGGATCGGGGTCATGTCACTTCACCTTCGTGGTTGCACAGGCAACCGGATTCGGAGTCGGATAGGGCGTAGCAGTTATGGCTGCCTGTAATGCCGTCCACAATACATCCGGTACGGACGGAGGTTGTGGGGGCACCGGAGTGGTTCGCAGTACCGTGTCCACCAGTACCATGTAGGACTGTATGTTCTGCAACTCCGTCAGCACCTTCTGAGCGAGCGCAGCGTAGTCGGTGGGCGCGATGTCGCCCAGCCTGATATCCGGGCAGTTGACGGTAACCGTGGCCGCGCTGTCAACAAACACCTGCCCCGCGCCAGAGGTTCTGATGCGCACGTTCTTGTCCGGTTGCACGACGATGATGAGGTCTTGCTGGTTTGCCACGTTGAGCACGTCGGCCGGCGGCAGGTCAGCCGCGTTCCACGGGCGCGCCATGACCACGCAGCCATGCGCGGCGTCACCGGACGGTACGGCGACCACTAACTCATCGTCCTTGTACACCGGCGCGTAGATGCCCCAGCCATTGCCAGAGTACACTGCCGGCACGCGCGCGGTGAACGTCTCGCCGGTCGGGTGGAGCACCACGTCAACGAACACGCCATCCGCCGGGTCAACCGCTGAGTCACCGGCCGCGATCGCCAGGGATACCCACGTCCTGGTGTCCATGCCGGGACGGGCCAGCGCGGCCCCGATCCGTTGCGTGTCAACGCCACGTGATACGCGGGTCCTGTTCAGCATCACCCACCCCCGCCGGCCGCCGCGCCATTGCGTGATTCGATGTAGTTCTGGAAGTCGAACTCGACACCTATGCCGCTATCCTTGTCCCACGAGAACCGGACGGTGTGCGCGCGGAACGTCTGCTGCAACTGTGATATCTGCCCGCGATTGGCGGCCACCAAAACGCGCGCCAACGCGGCGTCACCTACGCGATCGGCGACCGCCTGCACAGCCTCCTCGAATGAGCGGCTTGCATCATTGGTCAGCTCGGACACCGGCGGCGGGAACGACTCGAATCCGGCCGACCACACCCGCAGCTCGACGGGGTCGCCGGGGCGTAGGCGTAGCAGGTCCGCGTCCTCGTTGCTGCCGCCGAATGACGACAAGCTCTTGGTCGTAATGTTGCCACCCATCTCCCCCCGTGCGATCTCCTCGTAGATGTCCTGGGCAATCTGCGCGAGCCTTGCCTGGCTGGACACGCCGGCCACGGGTATGTTCAGCGCCTCAGTCATGGGCGCCTCGCCAGACGGTCCGATGTTGGTCGTTCGCCCGGCAGTCCCCGGCAGCGGATACTCGGCGACCAAGAGACGTTGCGCACCTCGCACCTTGGCGGAGGTGTCCACACTGACGCAGCGCACCACCGGGGTCTTGACGCCGCCCAGTTTGCGCTCCAGCTTCATCTCCAACACGTCACGGCCGAACACCATGCGCCGGTACCCGAACTGCTCCGGGTTCGTCACGTCGGGTGGGGACACGGCGCGCTTCTGCCCGCCCTTGAACGGGTACGGGAAGGTGGGGTCGAACGGGCGCTTCTCCGCGCCGGCGGCGTCGTACAGCGACCGCGCCGGCCTGATGCGTAGCTGCTTGCCGACAAAGTAGGGCACAGCGCCGCACAGGAAGCAGAACTTGGTGATCACATCCCAGAACGACAGCTTGTCCCCGTCGCCCTCTCGCCCCTGCTGCGTCTTTGCCCCGGTCGCCGCGTCCTTGTTGACCCTGGTGTATTCGGTGATGTTGCCCAGTATCGGCACCAAACCACCCGGCCACTCGGGGGGATATACGGCAACCTCGAACCCCGCGCTCTGCGGGTGCAGCGCGAGAAGGTCCTGCACCACGATGCCGATCGTCTGCATGGTATTGAGCTTCGACACCCCGTCGGCCGACACGCGCGCGTCGAGCAGTATGCCGCGCAGGTCACGCCCCTCGACATGCACCACGGCACCATGATCGTTCCACGATGTGCTGATCTCGTCGGCCACGCCGCGTATGAGCAGGTTGTCGTCGGACGGCGTGAGTATGCTGGAGCGCCTGCCGCCCTCGGACATATCGCCGGTCACGCCCCGCGCCCAGTCGGACGCGCTTACCACGTCAAGGTGGATCTGCACCGCCATGGCCCGGATGACGCGCGGATCGAGCGGCAGGTCGCGGAACTCGAACTCGCAGCCGAACGTGCCAGCCTGCCTGTACCCCGGCAACTCGACGGTGCACGAGCGCGGCACGATGCCCATGACCTGCGTGAGGTTATCCTTGCCTATGCCGAGTATGATCGGGTCGGGAACCACGGCGGGCGCCCCGCCGCCGGCCTTCGCCAGATCATCGGTGCTCTGTGGCGTGCCGAGCGGGGTCAGCCCCTCGTCGAAGCGCATCTGCAGGTTGCAGACCATGCTCGGGTAGTAAACGCCGCCGAAGCGCCCCTCGGAGAAATCAGCCACGTGTGGTCACCCTCAGCGATGTCCTCGGCTGCACCAGCCGGGGGATTAGTATGACCGAGCCTGCCGGCGGCGAGCTGGTCTTAATCCTGTTGTACGTGGCCAGGCGCTTCCACTCGTCTGGCGTGCCATAGTAAAGGTTCGAGATCGCTCGCAGGTCCTGGCCCTGGTGGACCGTCTCCCGCGCCACGTCGTTGCTGTCCGTGGTCTGTGCCTCCACCTCCTGCGCCCGCTGCGCCGCCAGCGCGGCCAGCTTGCGCGCGGCCTTGCGCGCGGCCTGCTGCCTGCGCTCTGCATCCACCACCTCCGACTGCGTCACGGTGCCGGCAATCTCTGGGCCTGCGGCGGCGGCGGCCCTGGCGGGGAAGGAGCCGATCACATCCCATAATCCGAGACACGTATCCTTGATGGCCTGGTACCCGGCGACGAACTGGCGCGCGATCTGTATCGGCGCGAGCACGAGGTTCACCGCCTGCTTGGCCAGGTCGACCATGGATGACACCAGCTCGGTGATGGAGTCCACGATGTTGTTTATGAGGTTCACTATGCTGCGGAACGCGGCGATGGTCGACTTGATCGCGTCGATGAAGTCGCTGACCAGCGAGATCAGATCGTTCAGCGCGTTCACCAGCTCGTTGATGAAATCGAGCAGCGACGACCCGAACCCGAAGCCGACCGGCGGTATCTCCTCGTCCTGCGACACCCAGCCGAACTTGATCTCCCACTCCACGTCCTCCCGGCGCAGCCACTTGTGCCGGAAGTTGAGCATCACTCCCCTGCGCGTCAGCTCGTCCCAATTCACCTCGAGCAACTGCCCGCGCCGGCGAAAGCCGTCCACGATCTTGACCAGCGTCAACACGTCCGGCACCTGCGACCCGTCGTACAGCGCCTTGCCGGGCGGGTTGAACACCGGCAGCGGTATCAACCCCTCGGTCATGGACTTCATGAACCGATCCTTCCACATGCCGTTGATGGTGGTCTCGCCCTCCTTCGGGCCGATCATCTGCACAGTGGCCTGCGGGTTCCCCGGATAGTATGTGAACTCCGCGCGCATCTCCCCATCGAACTCCAGCGGTCGATACGGCAGTGCGCGCCCCACGAGCTTCAGTTTGTGCTCCGGGCCGGTCAGCTCGCTGATGATGAAGGAACTGGCGTCTGACACGTGATCACCTCAGTGCGTAGAGCGGGGAGAAGCCGCTCATGAGCTTGCGCTCGCCGACCGTGGCGAGGTCGTTCTTGAGGGCGACCGCCACACGGTCCGGGTCGAAGCCCTCGGCGAACTCCTGCGTGATGTCGAACCTGCTGCCCCTGAAGTCGTAGATGGGCGGGTGCTCGCGCTCCTCCGGCGCCCTGCGCCTGCTGGCCACGACCTCAGCGACGGCGCGCTCGCGCCCGAGCCTCTCGTTGTGCTGGAGACGCCACGCCTGCCGCACCTCGGCCTCGTGCATGGCGTCGGCCATGGACGCCAGAGGGGAGGTGATGGTCTCAACGAAGTTGTCCTTTAGGTTGCGCAACAGAATGATGAGCGCCTCGATCATGGTGAACAGCCCGTTCACCACGTCGGTCAGTCCGGCGAACACCATGGGAATGAAGTCACCGAAGAACTGACGCACCGCCCCCTGCCCCCCGAACAGGTCGTCGAGCAAATCGACAATGGTGTCTAAGTGCGCCTGCACACCCGCCCAAAGGTTCTCGACAATGTAGCGCATGCCGTTCACGTTGTCCTTGATCATCTTGAACGTCTCGAGCACGAACACCGCCAGGAACGCGAACGCCCCGCCAACCATCGCCATGCGCCCGAGGGCGAACAGCACGGGGCGGAGACGCCAGATGCCGTTGACCACATTGAACAACAGCTTCAGCGGCGCCCCGAACGTGCGCATGTTGAAGACCCCACCAATGGTCTGAAGCACGCCCGAGACCCCGCCAACGGGGCGAACCGCCGCAATGGCGGTGCCGGCAGCGCTAAACGTAGAGAGTCTGGTTGGGGACAACATACCATGTATACGCCGCCAAGCAGTGATGGGCGCGCGGGCGGCGTCGGCAACCTTAGTGCCGGCGCTGATCGCCGGGCGTAGAAGCCCGTACTCGAGGCTCTCCACAATGCCGCTGCCCAGCTTCTTCGGCATCGGGCCGACCATGCCGCCGACCATCCCGGCTCCCTTGCCGACCCATCCACCCATGCTGGACCCGGTGGCCTTCATGAGCAGGAAGTTGACCATCATCGCCTTGCCGATCCCAACCACCAACGTCATGTGCTCACGAAGGAATCTGCCAAGCGTCTCCCCAAACTTGACCGCCGTGTCCGTCCACTCACCTATGTGCTCCTTGACGTAGAGCAACGCGGACTTGATGACTGGCAGGAACCGAACGGCCACGGCCATCTGCATGGTGCCCCACGTCGCGGCGATGTCGCGCTGGAGCTGCCCGATCTCCACGTTGAGCGCCACGTTCTCCTCCGTGGCGATGCCGTACTTCTTGAACTCCTCGATCATCTCATGCAGGTGCTCCGGCCCCTGTTTGAGCAGGTTCATGAACTTCCGGCTCTGGTCGCCGCCGATGCGGAACAGCGAGTTCATGTCCTGCACGCTGAGCTTGTTCTCCTTCGCCAGCTCGGCCATGCGCATGAGCGCAACCTGCGGCCCCTTGTTGATGTCAATGCCCAGCTGCCGGAACCGCCCGGTCATGCCACCGGAGTAGCCGTGCACCCTGCTCATACTCATCTCCATCCGGTAGCCAACACGGCTCATCTGCGTCAGCACCCCGACACCCTGCTCGCCAGCGATGCCGATCCCCTCCATGGCGTCAAGCAAGCCGCCGGCCTCCTCCGCCCCGAGGCCGGTCATGTCCTTCACCTTCTTCACGTTGTCCAGAAGGTGCATGGTCTCCTTGACCGCGTGCTTGAACGATAGGCCGCCAGCGACGGCCGCGCCAACCACGCCAAGCGTGCCCAGCATGCCCGACGCCTTGTCGAACGCGCCAGACACCTGCTTGGCCATGCCCTGCATGGAACGCAGCGGCGCGGTCACCTTGTCGACCATGGTGAATACTGTTTGGACAATATCGGTCTGGACGTTCTCAGCCATTGCCCTCTCGCTTCATGGCGTCGGCCTCCTCGCGCATTATGTCCGCGATGCCTGCGGCCAGCGCCTTGAGCGCCGACGCGGAGAGGCCCATCGTCACGTCTGCCGGCTGGTGCCCGTACCTGCCGAGGAACGCCACCAGCCGCCACAGCTCCCGCTCATAGTCGGCCGGAGACCCGGTCTTGACATAGGCCAGCGTCAGGGACGCCAGGCTTATGCCACCCGAACCTTCCGGCTCGCCTTGAAACCCTCGGCCGCGCCCTCGGGCGGCGAGTGAAGCTCGGCGTACGCCTGGAGCACGAGGTTGCGCACGCCCGGCGACATGCTATCGAACGCCGTGTCGACGGAGCCGTCGGCCAACCCGACCTTCTCGCCGTTGACCTCGACCAACGCCTGCTTGGCCAGCTCGTACGCCAGCTTGAACATGGCGTTGTTGGCGCTGCCGGCGCGCTTGGTGGCCTGAAGCTCCTCATGCGCCGTCAGCTCGATCAGCGTGACCGATTTCACCTTGCCGCCCATCGACTCCGGGATCGTGTACTCGTACATCGGCCGTGATACCTTCGCGGATTCCGCCATCTTCTGAAGATGTTCACCCATGACAGCCCCCTATCTTCGCGCTCGCGCGCTGGTTATAGCATCGTGATGTCGCTCGCTTGGAAGTCGAGCCCCACGGTGCCGAACTCACTTCGGCCGGCGAAGTTGAACGGAATCTCGCCGAAGGACGCATCATGAATCATCACGAGGCTCTTGTCCCCGCCGGGGAAGTTGAGCGTGGCCTTGATGTTGATCTGCGTGCCGGGCGTGCGCCGCTTGGCGCGGTCGATGATGCTGAACATGAGATCGAACACGTCGGGGTTCTCGAAGTGCAGCTCGATACGTCCGCGCAGCCCGTTGAAGATCTCGTCGTAGCGGTTGGTCTTCTCGCCGAGGTACCCCTCCTCCTTCATCTCCAGCTTCGCGGCGACCTCGAAGGACCTGACATCGGTGATCGTGTCCTGCGGCGTGCCGTCGACGACGAGCAGTACCTCAACTTCTTGCCCCTTTATTCTTTGCCCACTCATAGCATATCTCCTATACTACTATAGCCGTTCATGGCATAGTAGCGGTGTTCGGGCAATTCCGCCCGAGGGAGGTCATCATGCTGCCAATTGACATGCGCTGTAAACGATTCGGAAGACTCACCGTGGTTGACGAAGCACCATCCATAGGTGGCAAGGCCGCGTGGCGCTGCCATTGCGACTGCGGCAACGAAGCAACAATCACCGGCTCCGTGCTGCGCCTCGGCAAGTCCAACTCCTGCGGATGCCTTCGCCGAGAGCTTGGCCGCAATCTTGGCGTCGCAAGTCGAAGGCATGGTGAAGCCAGTAACAGCAAAGAGACTCCCGAGTATCGCACTTGGGCCGCCATGCTGTCGAGGTGCAACAATCCCAACCACTGCAACTACCCCTACTACGGCGCTCGTGGCATCTCGGTCTGCGAGCGCTGGCAAACATACGAGAATTTCCTGGCCGATATGGGGCGCCGCCCATCCAAGTATCACAGCATTGACAGGATTGACAACGACGGGAACTACTGCCCCGAGAATTGCCGATGGGCGACCAGCGAGGAGCAAAACAATAATCAGCGTAAGCCGAAGGAACGGCCAGGCGCCTGGCGCATACTGACCGTGAATGGTATCGAGAAGCCGCTGCGTGAATGGCTCGTGCTCGTCAATCTGCCGCAGAGAACGTACTTCCGGCATGTTGCCGCCGGCCTCACGCCCGAGCAGGTCATATCGCAGCGACTCGCGCAACAGTAGCTCCTTCACACCCCCTAATGCAAAGGGCGCATCACAGCATCAGGAGATAGCCGCGATGCGCCCTATCCGCACGCGAAGGCGGGGGAGGTAGCCTGTCGCATGCGTGAAGCGTTCACAAGGAAAGTATGCCACGCCAGAGTGCGCACGTCAAGCTCCGGGCAAAGCACGGCGCCGGCTGGGGGGAGGGTGAACATCCGGCACCGTGCTCTGGAAGCATACCATAATATAGGAGAGCAGGTAAATAGAGCAGGCTAAGTAGCCGTAACTTTAACAGCTTCCCCGATTTCGCACTGAAGAACAATAAAGTCGGCGGTCGGGGTCGTGCGCACCTTGGCGATGACGACGAAGATGCCCTGCGCCTCGGTGTTCGGCGTGTTGCCGCTCTTATCGTCGATGATGTACCCATTGATGCGCTGCGCTGGCGGGTTGTTTACCGAGAGCAGCCCACCCAGGAAGGCGTCGGTCTCGCCAACGATGGTGTCCTTGAGGGCGTTGGTGAGCGGCTGCTTGGAGAACTGGACGTACCGCTGCGCGAGGCTGTCCTCGATGTAGTCGGCCATGCGCCGGCGGTTGATGTTCTTCTGCCCGCTGGTCAGCGAGGTGGTCACGCCGGACTGGAAGATGAAGCCGGCCGTCCGGTCGTTGCGCAGGGCCACGATGCCCTTGGCGCGGTACTGGATGTAGTCGGCCTGCTGAAGCCCGGACACCCCGCGCTGAATCGCGATCACATTCGACAGCACCTCGGAACCGGGCGTGCCGGCCTGGCCGGGGTTGCGCTCCGGCGGCAGGATCGACAGCACCGACGCAAGCCACATATGCGCGGCGGTATCGAGCAGCCCGTTGGTGTACAGCGCGCCGTCGGCGCCCTTCAGGCTGAAGCCCACGGCCTCGGGCACAAACGTTTGCGCGCCGGGGAAGGTGTAGTCGACGCGCTCGTCGCGGTTGCCACCCACGCCGGGATCGGAGTCCGCGATGGCGGCGGAGGTGGTCAGCGTGGTGAGCGCCGGAGAGATGACGGTGGTCCGTCCAACCCCCTGCGTGCTGGCGTTCAGCACGTGCGACTTGCACTTGGTGCGAATCGCGGAACTCTGCCGCGCGGCCACGACGATGTTGACCTCGCGCGCCGGCAGGTCGTCGGTGAGCAACGAGTCGATGGCGGCCGAGTACAGCGCGTCGATGGTGGCGTCGCTGACGGCGTTCGGCGCCTGGATCGTTGAGGTGTACACCAACCCGGTCGTCGGGATGGTGCGCATGTAGAGGCCGGACAACGGGTCCCAGGACGTCGCGGTCGGCGCTGGGGGAACCAGCGACGGGGTGAGTACCGTATCAGCCGGGATGGTGGCGTCAAGCGGGCGAGCCGGGATCAAGTAGCCGCCAACGTCCGCCGCCTTATTCTGAAGGCCGGTGTCGCCATCGCTGGCCGGATGCACACGGTACGGCAATGCGGCTCCGGAGGACCAGTCGAAGTTGGCGCCGCTGAGCAGCTCCACGGGCAGCGCAGTGGCGCTGACCGCGTCTGCGGTCACCCGGTACGTCACCGCATTGGCGCCGAAGAAGGTGGCGCCGCCGATGACGCCCACCACGAGCAGGTCGCCCTTCTGCACCGGGCCGCCGCTCTTACACGTCAGGAACGCGCCGGTCGCCGAGGTGAACGACTGCGTAGGGCCGGAGGAGCCGGCGGCAGTGACCGAGCCATCGGCCGCCTGCTTGTACGCACCGATCGCGGTAAACAGCGCCTTGGCGCCGGAACGAACCCGGTTGGCCCCGCTCTTGAACTCGCGCCCCGCCGCCACAACCGCGCCGCTGAGGATGACGGCGGCCGTCGGATCGGTCGTGCTCTTGCACGTGGGCAGCTCGCGCCACATGCGCACGCCCTTGCTCGAGCACAGGTTGACGGGCGCGATGACCAGCCGGCTGAACTTCTTGTTGCGCACGGCGATGAAGCCGTTGCCGCCGCTGATGCCTGTGTCGCCAAGCGTCTCGTCGAACCCGCCGACCTTCGACAGCATGTCCTGTGAGCTGAACACCTCGACGGGCTGCGGCTTGGTGGTCACGTCACCGCTGGAGCCGACAGCCACGCCATAGGTCATGTCGGCGAACTCGCCGACCACGCCGACAGTGCCCACGCCGGAGCCGGTGATGGACCCTGGAGGGGGCAAGTCGACAATGACCGCACCCTCGATCTGCGTGATGACATCAGTTCCTGGCACGTACTGAAATCGCCTTATGAATCCGGGCATGAGAGCCTCCTATCTGACACGAGTCAGAGTATCATACAACGTTCACTTGTACAACCGGGCGCGGCCTGGCAAGCGGGAAGCTGCGCAGCCTCACGACCGGCATCTGAGCCGACAGCGTGAGCAGCGCCTTGCGGTACCGCTGCATCGCCGTGGTCTCGTTGTCGGGGTACTGCACCGATTTCAGCTCGTACACCGCGCGCACGCCGTAGTAGTGCGGCAGGTCCAGCATCAGCCCGTACATCTCATCGTACGGGATCAACGCCTCCTCGAGCGCAGCCGTCAACTCCGCCCGCGCGGTTGGATCATTGCACCACAGCTCGACGGTGATCTCGCCGGTCATCTCAGCCACGGCGGACACGTAGCGGCTGTCGGGAGGCGGCAACTGCTCGCTGGTGGCGACGCCGGGAGTGAACCGGCTGGCGTCATAGGACGCCGATCCGCTCATCAGCACCACGGCTGACGGGAAGACGGCCTCATCCTCCGGCTCGGCCCACGTCTGGTACACCTTGCGCAGCATATTGCGGCGTCCGCCCACGGAGTCTACGGTCAGCCCCTCGAGGTACTCGGCAAGTCCGCGCGTGATCGCCGTCCTGGCATCGCATTCACGGGTGGCGGAGTATGCCTGCTTGGTGCCGAGCGTGGTTAGGGTTGTCATGGACGTGCCTTGGCGCGCGCCAGCTCGCGCGATATGCCATCGCGCACGAACTGCCGCATCTGACCAAGCGCACCAGTCATCACATGGCGAGGCCATAACGGGTTCGTTCTGAGCCGTTGCCCTATCGACCACGCCACGGCACGCGCCGCCCGGTCATCTAACCCATGCCTACGCTTGGCCCATAGCTGAATCTGTTTGAGGCCCTGCTTGCTCACGGCCGCCGGCCTTCTGCCGTACTCAATCACTCCAGCGTATGGCGCCATATTGTAGACCATAGCACCATTGGGCAGCTGGTCGACACGCCACGCTCTGCGGTAGTGCCCGAAGTTCACCGCGCCGAACAGCCCGGTCGGGCTCGCCGGCGGGGCCTTGTCGGTACGCTGTACCATGAGCGGCAGGCACCGTTGCGCGCCGTCAAGAAGCCCGCGATGGGCGGCCGGCATGAACTCCTTGCCGAGCCTGGCTAGATGCGCCGGCCACTCACTCAGATTCATGCGGATCGTAGCCGTCATTGCCTGTAGTCCCCGTTGCGCGCGCGGTCGCTGTGCGCCTTCTCGAGCCTGATCTGCCACTGGAACCGGTCGGCGTAGTACATGGGCGCGGCCCGCAGGTAGAACCGCCGCAGGTCGCCGGGCTTGCCGTCGGGGCGGGGGAACTCTATCTCGTACCACACCTCCTCGTCGGGGCCGGGCGGCGTACCGTCCGCCCGCGCGAAGCGCAGGTCCTCGTCGGTGAACCTGCCGCTGATCTCGGTCACCATGATGGTGCCGTCCTCGTCCAGGCCAACGGGATGCACGATCTCGGTGAGGCCGGCCAGGTCCATGATCTTGGGGGTCGGCAGGATGTCCAGCGCGCTCTCGATATCCGGTGTGCCAACACCACGTTTGCCCCCGGTCCAGCGCACGCGGACCACGCGCATCTTGTACGGGCGCATCCCGAATCGAGTATGAAGATCGCGTATCAGATCGGCCGTGGGGATCAGCTTGCGGCCGAGCGTGCGAGACGAGTCGACTGCGATAGGGTCAGTGTACTTGCGCGGCGTGACGGCCATGGGGTCACCTCACAGGGATTGACCCCGCCCTGACGCCGGCGTTGCGGTACTTGGTAGAGTAAGCGTAAATCGGCACGCCGAGTATATCCGCGAGCCGGTAGCCCCACCGGCGATACTCACCCTCGAGCTGATCCGGCTCGGTGGCCCGTATCTTCAGGTCGCCGAGCTGGTCCGCCGCCAGGCGGTCCTGCGCGTCCACCAGCTTGTTCTCGATCCCGTCCATGATCTGCAGGACGCGTCGGACCCTGTCGACGGCTACTTCCAGCAGGTTGTTCATGGCCGTCTCGACGAGGAACATGGTCTGGATGGGGCGCGGGATGCCATACTGGATCGACGCCGCCGGTTGCACGGCTAAATATCCAAGATGGTAGAGAATTCTTTCTCTCTCCGACGCGCTAATAGGCATGCCCGTCTCTGCTCCCATTCTTCGGGCGTGAACTTCCACTTCTTCGCGTTACAGGAGCGACAACACGGGACAACATTGGATATATCGTGCGCGCCACCATTGTCGACAGCAATGATGTGGTCAATCTCGCCGGCCCTACCTCCGCAATAATGACACGGCTGTGATTTGAGCCGGCGCACCTGTTCGGGGGTAAGCCCAGCACCGGGCGCGTGGTAACGCAAGCGTTCAAATTCTACTCCGCCGGCTCCAGCTCGACGCCGGTCATCTTCTGGAACTCCGCGATGCTCTCTACCCCGTAATGCAGCAGGTCGACAACGTCGCCGGAGTGCCAGGTGCACATCTGCCCGTGGAACGAGAACTTCTTGGTCTGCTTCACGCGCGCCCGCAGGTGGTGAATGCCCTGCGCCGGGGCCTCGGGCGCTGACATGGCCACGGGGGCCACCGCCGCGCTCTCCGGCGCCTCGGGCGCATCCGGCTTGCTCATCTCCGCGGGTTCCGTATCGACAGGCGTGATGGGTTTCTTGACCTTCGCCATGACTGTTCCTCGCGTGGGGGCGGGCAGGCTATCCACCGTTACCCACGGTGTCAGGGTATGCCGCCGCGCACCCCACATTGGAGGCGGGCGATCCACGACAAAGTCGGGAGTTGCCCGCCAGAGTGTGGCGGGCATGGTGACCGTGCCAATATCCGCCACTGGATGCCGCCCGTCACCTCTCGCGGACGAGAGCCTGGGCAGCGGGGTCAGCTATCGGTCCAGCGTCATTCGCCGTGTTGAATCACGCACACGCGCTTGTAGCGGGCAGCATCGCCCGTGGTCGCGTCGGTGCGCACCGGCCAATCGCCGATGAACTTCCACGACGTGCTCACCTGGTCTTGGAGGCGGTTGAGCGGGGCGCGGAGGATCAGTTGGATGCGCTCGGTGAAGACTTCGATGCCGTTGTTGGTGATGCGCGGCTCGGCAACGCGGCCGACCATGCCGGCCTCGGTGATGAGCCCGGTGAGGTCTTGGTAGTACTCGTGCAGACCACCCTGCCCAACGAAGAGGGCGCGGTGGACGCGCACGCCAGTTGTCGTACCGTTGGCATACAGCTCGCCGGCGAACGGGTCGTCCTGGCTGTACGTCGCGGTCGCGCCGCCCTCAACGGTCTCGGGCAGCGGGCACTCGTTGTTCCGGAAGAACACGCAACCGAGCAGCTCACCGATGGTGAACTGCTTGTACATGTAGTAGTCCGGCAGCGCGGTGAGCAGCCGCTGGAACTCGTCGTCGGCGAAGATCTGCGCCTCGCTCGTCGGGTCCAAATGGCAGTGGAAGCGGCCATCGGGCTGCTCGGGAACGTTGGACTGGCGTAGCCGGGCGACGGCGGTACGGATGTCCGAGAGCTTCAGGATGTCCGTGCCGATGATGTCGTCAATCTGGAGGCCGCCGCCAACGCGCACGATGTACGTGCGGTCCGAGCTGTAGACGTAGGCACGGTTGTTGACCGTAACTGGAGCGCCGTTCAAGGTGATGGTTCCGGGGCCGATCTCATCGCCAGCGGTGTCGGGGCTGAAACCGATGACGTTACGTGTCGTAGCGCCGCCCGTGGTGAGGATGGTGACGGGCAACGGGTTGTTGCCGGACACCGCGTCGAACCGCACTGGGCTGCCAGCCACAAGGTCAGGCCGACGCGCACGGGTGAAGCCGTTGAGGTGTTTCACACGCAGCACGTTGACGCCGCTCTGAGACTGGTCGGTGACGGTCCACCCGCTCTCGGCGGCGTTATACAGCCGGTTGCGCGGGATGCGGTTGAGGGTCTGGCCGGCGCTGAGGCCGAGCTGGTGCGCATTGCGCAGGAACAGGTTGGCGATGGCCACGATGCTCGTGGGCATGTTCGTGTCCTGCGTGTCGGCGTACTGCTCGAGCTGCGCCGTCCATTGCTCGTAGGCGACGCTCGAGGGCACCGGGTCCTGACCGGGCTTCAGGGGTTTCATCTTGGGCTTGATCAGCCCAACACCCGTAAAGACCATGGTGTCACCGACATTGGCCGGCCACACCTGCGGAGTCGCCTCACCACGGAACAACAGCCGGGGGAAGAGCGAATCGTGGAAGCTGCGCTCGAGAATGTTCTCCTGGACGATCGCGCGGATCTCCGGAGCCTGGATGATGGTACTGAAATCTGGCATGGTCATCTCCTCGTAGTGAGCTTCCGGCGTCCCCGCCGGTCACGGCTCACAGGGTTGGATTAAGCCCGCGCGCGGCCATCAGCTCCTGGAACTGCTGGGGCGTGAGCTTGCGCGCGTCAATTCTTCCATTCGCCGACACCACCGCCTGCGCAGTGCCGGGGGCAATCGGAGCCGGCGCGTTGCCACCGCCAACACCAGTGTTAGCAGGTCGCGTCGTCTCGCGGAACAGATACGGCCGATCCTTCTTGAGCGACTCGAAGAACACGTTCTCGTCGAACGACTTCAGCTCGGTGTCCGTCATGCTGTCGATCTTGCGGTTGAGTAATGTCATCGCGTAGTCGATGTCGCTGATGCCCATGCGGACCGCCGTCTCACGCAGGATCATCTCCGCGTCACGTGCGTCGAGTTGCTCCTGTAGCTGACGGTTCTTCTCCGCCTCACGCTCATAGTCGTGCAGATACTTCTGGCGCTCCGCCGAGTTCTGCTGCTGGGCCTGCTGGGCACCGGCATTGCCATCCTGCGGGGCGATCGGCATCGACTGCTGCGCCTGTTGCTGCGCCGGCTGCTGGGCAATCTGCTTGCCACGCTCGAAGGCCGCTTTCGCCTCCTCCATGGAGCTGAAGCCCAACTCCTTTAGCATCTCCCGCCTGCCGCGCTCGCGGGCCTCGGACTTGAGGCGCTTGTAAGCGGTGGACGAGAGCACCTGCACTTGCCCATCCGGCCGGACCTGCATGCCTTGGGGCACGGTTTCGCCCTGCGGCTGTTGGGCCTGTTGCTGCACCGGCTGCTGCGTCGGGGCCAACGGCATGGCCATCGGGGTCTGCTGTGCCGAGGGCTGAGCCGTCGCGGTTACCCGAGGGTCACCGGTTGGGATCGTGGCCTGCGACACCGCGTTCACTGCCTGCTGCACCGCCTGATTCATCGTCGTCATCTCGCCTGGCATCGTCTTCTCCTGTGGTCCCGTCCGGTCATATCCGGCTGTTCACCGCCGCCGTGCGCGTGCACGACAGGGCAACAGTTTGGGACGTGCGGCGTTGGTTCACGTCCTACTGCTAGTTACGCGCGAAGGCTGCTGTCATGTCCGCAGCCGGGCGCGGGATATACTCAATCACGAAGTCGGTCGCATCCCCATTGGGGAACGTGATCGTCTTCCCGTCATCGCTGATGGTGGCAATACCGACCACCGCGCTGTCATTGGCCGTCACCCCGGTGCCTGCGGCATCGCTCGCCACGTACGAGCCGATGTCGGTCGATGCTGTCACGCCGGTCACCCGGAGGGTGTTGATACGCAGGGCGGCCAAACGATTCGGGTTGGCAGCACCAGCGGTTTCGCCCACACCGTCCGTCGCCGTGAGATCGCACGATGCGCCGGTGAGCCCGGTGAACGTGCGCTTCAGCGGTGCGAGGATGGTGCCAAGGGCTACCTTGCGCAGGGCATCCGCGAGCTTGTTCGGATTCGCCTCATCAAGCGCGACCTTCAACGTCTCTGCGGCGGTTGCGGTCACTGACATGGGAGCCTCCTGTTAGCTGCGCGCGAAGGCGGCGGTGATGTCGTTGGCCGAGCGCGGGATGTACTCCAGCACGAACGCGGTCACGTCGCCGGTGGCGAAGGTCAGCGTGGCGCCGTCATCTGACAGCTTGGCGAAACCAACCTTGGAGCTGGCAGTTGGCGACAGCACGGTCCCGCCGGCGTCGGTAACGGCATACGACCCGACCGATGCGGCGGTGGTCGCGGCGGTGGCCCGGAGCGACACGACCGAGAGGATGGCCGGGTTGCTGCCGTGCGCGGCGTCGGTGATGTTGTGCGTGGTGCCGGTGAGCCCGGTGAGCGTGAGCTTGGCCGGGGTCAGCAGGGTGCCGAGGGCGACCTTGCGGAGCGCGTCGGCCAGCCTGTTCGGGTTCGCCTCGTCGAGAACGGATTTCAGGGTCTCTGCGGCGGTTGCGGTTACGGTCATTGAATCCTCCTTACGGCGTTTCGCCGAGGAATACCTGGACGGTCGTGTTGACGCCAGTTGTTCTTGTGAGATCGATCGCGGTAACCGGCACGGTCTCGGACATCAGAATGATGAACGAGTCGCACGGCACCGCCTGCTGCGATCCGTCAGCGCTGGTCACGCGCACACGAATCTTGCCGCCTATGGCCTTAATCACAACCACGCTCGCGCCAACCACATCGCCAAACGCGACGGCCTCCGGTGAGTCAGAGGCCAGCTCGATTGTCTGTGCGACCTGCTTGCCAATGGTTGTCGTCTCGTTGATCTGCGCGATGATGCTGGCGGAGAACGACGGCGAACCGTCGAGAGGGAGCGACTGGTAACTGCCATTGAGCGTGAATTGCGCGGCCATGGGCGCCCTACTTGGTCACGAAGGGCATCTTGTCCGGCCCCTTCGGCATCTGCACGGTCGGCAGACGCTGGTCGGCGGGGACGCCCTCGACGTCATCCTTGTAGGTGCCATAGATGCCATCGTGCACCTGGGCCACGTCCTTCTGGATGTCGGAACCGCTCTTGGGCGGGCCGTACTCTTCATGATTCGGAAGGTGACTCATGCTGTCCTCGTTCAGCCCCCGAAGGGGCTCTTGGTGTTGGGAAGCGGGCCGGAGCTGCCATCCACCGGCTTGCCGCCGGCGGTATCCGCGTACTTGCCGTGGTCCCGGTCATAGACCTCGGTGAAATCCTTTACCGGCTTGTCCTGCCCGACCTCGGCCGCCTTCTCGTAGACACAACAATTCTTGTCGTCCATCATCCTACTCCTTGAAGGGGTGCTTCTCGTCAACGCCGGGGCCGCCAATGACTGCCGGAGGCTGATCGACGTAGTGACCGCCGGCCTTCTCAGAAGGCGTGCCGGCGACCGGGTCATACTTGGAATCGGTGAAGCCGGCCGGGTCGGTGCCGATGTCAATGGCCCTACTTCTCGGTGTTCTGTGCGGGACATCCGGTCCTTTGGTGGCCATACGTTGCTCCTCTACCGCTTAATGTCGAACGGGAGGCCACCATGCGACAGCGGCCTCGGCTCGAAGTCGGGGATGTACGTCATGCCCAGGTCGCCCTTCTCAGCGCGCTCCGGGTGCTCGGGCGGGATCGCGATGTTCGCCGCGTTGCCCGAGTAGCCGTTCTCCTTGTGGATGACGCCGGGGCGCTCCAGGATCGGCTCGTCAAGTGGGATGCCAACGTTGTTGATTCCTCTTGCCATGGTTCACATCCTACGCCACGCTGACATCGCGTGTCAAGGGGAGCGCCGAACTCAACCGCTAATGAGAGGGTAACACGCGACGACGCGGAGCGCAACCACCAGACGCGGACAACGCGTGTCAAGCACCGCCCTTTCTCCTTATATATACTTTCGTGCCGGATGGCGTCATATAATATCGCCCGCCTCGTACCCCTGTCTGCAACGGCTTGGCAAAGCGCTCCCTGGCCGAAGCAAACCAATGGTGCAGTGCAGCGTAGAGGGCTGGTGCGCGCTGTGCCATCTCACGAGGCGCGAGCACATACAACGCCGCCGCTTCCATCAACCCCTCATGGCTGCTGCCGGAAATCGCATGATACATCGTGAGCGCGCCGTGACGAATGGTGTGTTCCCTGACAGCACGCATGACCGCGTGCCCAGCCTCGGGGTCCTTTGAGAACGCTTGATGCGCCATCTCGTGCGCGGCCGTATGCGCCCCCTGCTGCATCTTGAGACCGGAAAACGCGCCCGTATATTCCTGCACCGCATCTGTGTGTGCATTGACAACACGCGCCCTGTCACTAAGGTGCTCCCCGGAAGTCGGCTCAACCCCCTGTACAAGAAACTCAACCTCATTGGAGAGACCGAAGGCATCAGCGACTGCCTTGCCAGCACGCCTTGCCCCCGCAATACGCTCACCGCCATCATGACGGAATTCATCCCACGCCTCCGATTGCGGAGTTGAACGCTTTGGCAGCCTATCAACATGCTCCTTCCACTGCTCAAGAGTATCACGAGAACCAGCGATCACCCCCTGCGATCCATCATGTCCGGTATAGAACAACCAACCGCCAATATCACGATATGAAGCGATTGCAGGCGGGAAGGTGTCATCGCTATCAGGAGGCTCTGCAATGAATCGACCAACGCCAGGAACCTCCACACGGTCTCCTGGCTTAACCGACGTACTAGCGGCGTGTACTCCCAGCGGCTGTGCCATTATAATTCTCCTACAGCTCAACGCGCCTACCATTCTTCCACTGCCAGCCGGGCAGGTCGCTCCACTCCTTGCGCCATGGCACGATCGTGCTGCGGTCGTTCGGGCGATTCGGAGGGTACTCCCACGTCCGGCCGAGGAGGTGATGCGATCGCTTCGATAACTCGGTACCGTCGGGCAGCGTGCGTGGCATGACGAATCTTCCGCCGGGAGCGACGACCTGGCCATGCATCGACAGGCTGTCCTCAGCGACGCGGTCGTCGAGCGCCTCGCCAGTCTCCTCGTCCACGTATTCGGTCCAGCGCATCATCAGGCCCGGCAGCTCATCGGCGCACTCGGCGATGCCAGCGGCAGAGGCGGCGTTGAACGCGAATGCTGTCTCGGTGCGCGCTATCTCCTCGGCCTTGTACTCGTTGCCGTCGAGCACGTCGACGAGCCGATCCATCGCGTCGCCCATCGTCTCGCCGGTCATCAGACTGGTCGTGAGCTGGTCCTCGATCTTGCGCACGGCCGCCGCGCCGTAGTTCGCCAGGCTCTCCTCATGCAGGCGCAACATCGATTCACGCTGCCCGCTGATGATCCCCTGGAACCTGCCGGCCTCATCGATCGGCAGCGCGATATCGGCACCGGTGAACTCGCGCTCGAGCGCGGACACCTCGCTCGCCAGCGAGTGCAGCCCCTCGCTCGCCGCCTCGATGCTGACCTGCCCCATCTCCCCGGCCATACGCTTCTGCATAAGCTTCACGCCCTGCCGGGCCTGGAGCAGCATCGCGCGGTGCTGGTGCGCGGTGAACGTGTCGGCGTGCCGCCCGACCTTCGACAGCTTGGCGACAAGCGATGCCTGCGCGTCGCGATACACGCGGCGCAGGCCGACGATGCTGCGTTTATCGATCAGGCGGTCAAGCCTGCCACGATGGGCCTCGAGGGTGCGGCGATACGGGATGGGAATGCGCAATGCCAAAGTCTACCCCTTACTGCCAATGTACACCTTCTTGCCACTCGGCGCAATGTAGTGCTTGCCGCCGCGTGGACCAACCTGCATGGACTTCTCGGCGCGCTCCTTCGGGGCCTTCTTCGCCTCATCCTTGACGCGCTTCAGCCGCGCGGCCGGCGGCGCGGACACGCGCTTCTCGACGTCGGCGCCCTTGACGGCCCTCATACGCGCATGCGCCTCATCGAACCCCACCTTCATGTTCTTGTACTCCTTCATCGCCTCCGGCGATCCACGCGTTCCCTTGCTCCTGACCGCCGCAAGACGGTCACGATGACCACGCATGCGATTGTCGCCCGCATCCTTCACGCCCGGCATATCCAAATAATTTTGCGCGCGTGACAGCTCGCCATGCATCGCTCCAAGGATCGCATGCTCCTGCAATGTATCGAAGTCGCCGGCATCGCGCGCCGATCGAACCACCTCATTGTGCACCCTATCCGCGTCGTCATGGTCCTGCGGTGTGAAGTCGGAATGATCCTCATGGTCAAAGTCGGCGCGGATGGCCTTGCCGCTGCGCGTGCTGCCGATGATGTCCGGCGAGTCCTCGGGGGATTCGCGCTCGGGGATGGACACACGCGTCGGCTCGCCGCCGCGCCCGGCGACTGTATAGCGCTCGACGCCAGCCTTCTCATTCGCAGCATCATCGAACTTGCGAAGGCTGTCATCGTCGCCGATCACCCGCGCGTGCTCGACGGCCTTGCGGAACTCCTCCTCAGTAACGTCATCTGGATGCGAGTTTTGCGCCTTGGCGTATGCCTCCTCTCGTAATCGGCCACGCCTTTGGTCGGCCTTGCGGACCTGCACGCGCAGTGGAGTTGATTTCGTCATCGGCGCACGCTCCCGCGCCTGCCTGGCTTGCCGCGCCTGCATCAAGATGTCCGCGATTCTTCTCTTGCTCATGACCTACTCCTTGTCGCCCTCGGGCGTGATCTGAGACGAGTCCACCCCGCGCTCACGCGCGTCGTCATGGATGTCGCCGTGGCACTCCGCGCACAGCGTCACCAGGTTCTCCAACACCGACCTGTGGCCGAGCGCGGACATGCGCTCCGAGTCGACGATGCCGCCCTTGTGGTGAACGCCGAGCTGCTCCTGCCCGCCGCACCGCTTGCACGCGAAACCGTCGCGGCGCATGACGCCGAGGACGAGCGACGGCGACAGCCCACCGAACCCGCCGTTGCGCAGCGTCGCGCCGGCGTCCTCAGCCTCAGCGCGCTGCTTCATCAGCGCGCGCTGCTCCTTGGAGTTGCCGACCTTCTTGAGCTTGCGGGCGTCGACGGTCATCGGGTCGCCTTCTCGCCGCGCTTCTTCGCGCGCGCAGCCACGGCCTCGATGGCGCGGGAGCGCTCGGTCTGCCTAAACTCGTCGGGAAGCGAGCCGTCCGAGTTAAGCCTCAGCGGCTGCGGCCCGGTGCCAGCGTCGTCCTCTTCCATCGTCATCATGCCCGCCGCGTCGATCCTGTTTGCCATGTCATATCCCAAGCCGCGCCTTCGCGGTCCTCATCGCCACGGGGTCGTCGAAGCGCAGCGTCGCGTGGTACCCCTCAGCCCCATCATACCCCTTCGGCCCTCGGAAGTCGCCGACGTTCTTGCCGGCGAGGAACTCCTTGCCGATCTTCCTGTCGCCGATCGTCACCGCCGCCACGTCGCTCGCGCGCCTGCTCAGCCTGCTTGCGGTGTCACGCGCGACCGGCTCGGCGACGCCGGCCCCCTTGAGGTACTCCTCGAACTCGCCGGCGACCCTGTCGGCCGTCTTATCGTCCCAGTTCCACCCGCAGCTCGCCCAGTAGTATTTGCCGACCCACTCCGCCGACAGATCGACGCGCGCGACGCCGTTGTCGCGCGCCCACTCCAGCATGGAGCGCGTCATCATCTTGCCGGCTCCGGTGCCCTGCTGGTCGTCGTCGAGCTTGATCAGGTCGAGATACATCAGCGTCTCGCCAGTGTCGGGGTCCCTGCGGAACGTGCGCCCGAGGTCGCCGATCTCGCGGCCCTCGCTGTCGCGGATTGTCATGTGGACGTTCATGCCCAGCTCGGTGTCGATGCCGCTGCGGTCCTGCGCCATCACATGCCGGAGCGTGGCGCTCATGCCCTCGGGAACCTGGACGGACTTCTCCAGCTCCTCGACAGTGAGCACGCGACCGAACAGCGACTCGGTCATCCTGTCCAGCTTATCGCCGCTGAACCTGTAGACGTCGACGCCCTTGTCCTCCAGCTCCTTGCCGAGGCCCGTCTTGAACGACATCCCGATCCTGCGCGGATGCTCTGCGGCCGGCGCGACTGCGGGTTCCTGCGCCGGCGTGGCCGGATGGGCGCGCGGCTTCTCACGCACGCGCGCGAGGCGCTCGATGCCGTGACGCTCTCCGCGCCCGCCGTCGCCGCGCACGTACACGCGCCTGCCGCCGGACGTCTCGTAGTAGCGCCCGCCGCGCGGCCCAGTTTGGATAGCTGCTGCCATCGCTCAACCACCTCCGACCGCAGGCATTGCTGCCGATGACACCTGTATCTTGTTCGTTGGGTCCGGCCCGGTATCTACCTCAACGCAGCACCATGATGGTGCCTTGGCGGCCTCGCGGATCAGCTCCTGCTTGCAGCTCGCGCAGGCGTACGCCTGGCTGACGCGGATGTACTTGCCCTGCTTGAAGTCCACCACGGGGATCGTGCCTTCGTTCTGCGCGGCCAGCTTCATCACGAACTCCGGCGAGCGCTGGCATACCTCCTTAGCCTCGCCGAACACTCGCACGCGCACGACGGGGATGCCACCGCACTTGTCGCAGACACCGCCAGACCACGCGACCGCGCGGTGCAGCTCTGTGGGAGTAAGCACCTTCTGCTTGAACTTCGCACCCAGCTCCACGATATCCCCCATCACGCGCTCCTTCTGCGCCCGCCGTAGACGGGCTGCCCATACATCTCCGTTATACCACGCCAGCCGACGCCGAGCACGCCCGGCCCGAGCCGGACAGCATGGTCATCAATGAATATATCCACGATTGGCTTGCCTTGACGGCCATCGTCAACCGCGTCGAACACTCCGGGCAGCTCCCTGCCGATGAAGTCCAGCATGGCCCGGTAGCGGGCCTCAGCCGCGACGCGCTGCTCGCCAGCGGTCTGCGAGCGCACGCGGCGCTTGCCGGCACGGACCAGCGGGTCCAGCTGCGGGTCTTCACGCTGCGCCAGATTGGCCCTCGCCGAGTACAGCAACAGGACGTGACCGGCGCGCCTCAGCGACTCCAGGCCCTCGCGGGCGCCGGCCTTCAGGGTAAGCGGGGAGGACAGGTCATGCGACGCCTGCGCGTCCACCACCACCCCGTCAAAGTCGATTGCGATGACCACAAGCTACCCCTTGCGCCCCTTGTGGCGTTTCCCCTTGTCCTCATTATCGCACGGCTCCAGCTGCGCAACGGACTGCTCCGCCGAATCGGCCTGTGACACCTGCGCACTATCGATGATAGGCGCCTTGGCCGGCGCGTCCAGCACGCCGGGGAGCATCTCGCCGGCGAGCGTGCGTGCCACCACCAGGGTAACCTCCCACTCCACGCGCGCGTTGTGCGCCAGCTCGGGATAGTCCACGAGCGCCGGGTGCTCCAAGCGATCCGGGGCGTGTATGTCGCCGCGCTTCCAGCCAGCAGCCTCCGCGCGCGCGCGCCAGCGCGAGTGCACGAGGCCCGGCGTCGCGCCGGGCTGGATGGCGTCGGACACGCGGTCGTGCCAATCGTCATGGACCCAAGGCGGGGCCACATCCCATTCGCGCATGTGGTGCTCGCCTGCGGTCGCGCAGTAGGCGCGCACGGCCTCATACGCCACGCGAGCTATTGCCAGGAATTGAGGACGGTAGTCTGACATGGTTCACCTCTCGTACTATCTGTCTTGCGCCGCCGGGTGCCACTCAGCCTCTTCGGGGGGCGCCGTTTCCTCTGTCTCTTCTTCCTCACCCAGGATTGGTTCCTCGCCGCCGAACCGTTCCTTCAACCCACCGCCCATCTGAGCAGCCTGCGACTCGCGCTGCTCCAGCATCTTGGTCGTCAGCGCGCCCACATCTGCGATCCCAAAGTACTCGGCGACAAACCGGATGGCGCTCTCAAGGTCGATCATGTTGCCGGTCATCGCCGTGCCCGCCGCGCGCGCCGCCAGCTCGATGTCCGGAAGCGCGTACTGGAAGTAGCGCGGCCAGCGCAGACCGATGACCGTGCCCTCGCCGATCACGCGATCCTCGGACTTGGGCGTCCCCTCTGCATCCCGCGTCACACGCTTGGGTAGCGTGAGCACCTGCCGGACTATGTTGCCCTCCGCGTCAGTCTCCGTGTTCTTGCCCAGCATGCGCGCGGCGGCGAGCATCTGCTCGCACAACGGCAGGATGGCTCGTTGGCCGTACTGCTCGCGCAGCATGTCGGCCTTGGCGAGCATGGTGGAGTACACGCGCTCAATCTCGGTGGCGCTGCGCACACTCATGTTCGGCGGCTCGAGGACGCACTGCGCCACCTCCAGCACCATCTTGCGCAGACTCTCATTCAGATCTAGCGCGCTCTTCGGGCCGGAGCCGCTGATCTCCATGTAGGTCGCCGAGCCGTTCGGCAACTTGAGGGCGTTGTCGCTGCCCTTCTTGATCTCGCCCATCTCCGCATCGGACGATATAACCACGGTCGGATCACAGTTCGCAACGATGCCACGATTGGCCTGCGACAGCAGCGAGTCCATGGTCTCGATCATGTCGAACACGCCCTGGCAGTCCGGGTCGCCGTCGATGTCGTCTATGACCGGGAGATTCTGGACCCACACAGCGGGGCAGAAGCCGAAGCCGTGGTCGATCTTCCGCTCCGCCGACCACTCCGGCTCCTCGCCGTTGCCGACCAGAACCGGGGCGTACAGCGTGTCACTCTTCTCGTCGATCACTCGGCGGTACCAATACCAGTTGGTCACGTACTTCCCAGTGCCCGTATCGCGCTCGTCCTGCGGATACATATAGCGGATCTCAATCCCGCGAAGCTCATGGTGCGTGCGGTCCTTGAAGTCAGGGGTCACCCATCGCGGATCATGCACGTCGATGACCGGCTTGCCGTCGATGAACTGGAACCCGATGCACACGCTGCCCGTGGAGCCGCCGTACTGCCGCGCGACCAGCATGGCCGGCCACAGCCGCCCGGCAAGGATCATGGCACCGATGTAATCGTTGGTGTCGGGGTCGTCGTCGACGTAAACATAAGGGTGCTGACGCTCGCTGAACAGCATGGCGGTGAAGCGATCGACGATGACCTTAACCAGCCCGTAGGGCGCGGCCGGCCGACGGAAGCGAAGCGGCAGGTTGGCGACGGACTCGAAACCGGGGGGCAGGAAGCCGCTGGTAGCGACAACCTCATGCTCTATGGGGTCGAGCACCTCTTTGCCATCCCAATCGAACTTGCGGGCCTCGTAATGCCCGCACCGGTACCAGGCATAGAGATGGTTCAGGCGTTGCTGTCGCGGGGACATGCCGAGGCGCATGATGCGCTCGAGGTCCGCCACGCCGGCCTGCCCGCCGATCTGGCGGGGGGCGTTGCCCCCCTTGATCTTGGCGACCAACGCATTGAGCATCGACCGAACGCGATCAGGATGGTGTGGGGTTCCGCTGCTCACTTGGCGCCCCCGCCCTCACCGGAACTGACGCCGTACGCGCGGACGTACGCCTTGTCGCCGATGATGTCGAGCTGCTCGGCCAGCCTGATGAACGCGCCGGCGGATGCCGCGATCTTGTCCACCCCGCCGACATTGCGGCTCTGCACATTCTCGTGCGCGACAGCGGCGATCCTCGCCGCCGTGCCGAGTAGGTCAAGCGACAGTTGCTTTGCCAGAATGGCGGTCTGCTTGTCGCAGTACTCCACCAGCTCCTTCACCGACAGCACAGCCTTCTTGCCAGCATCCGGCGATCCGGCCTGCGCCGCCTTGTTGGCCTCATCATGCTCGACGGCCTGCTTCAGTTCTTGCTCGCTCATTTCCATTGGTCACCTCGCCATCAGGTCAAGACGCCCACTTGAGACAACGCGCGTTCCCAGCCGTGCGGCCTCCCGCGCGATCCAGCTTGCCATCAGGCGGTCACCTGTGTGGCCAGCCGGGTCGTAGTATAGCATCTCAGTCACCCACGCGGCAACCTCCGGGTGCAGGTTCTTGCCATCACCACTCGGAATGGTCCACTTGCCGGCCGCCATCTCAGCGGCAATGCTCTCCACCCCAAACTCCGGGTTCCACTTGTTCTTGGCGGACGTGACGAACGACTTTACCGGCACAGCGGTCTGGTCAGTGGTGAACTGCCGGATGAAATCCTGCGCCGCGTTGCCCTCAACGTATATAATAGACCCGTACCGGCGGTGGGTGTCCGCAACGCGGGCGACAATCTCCGGGCCGGCCCAGCGCCCCGTCTCGATGTTGAGCACCTGCCGCTGCTGCTTGGCCCCGATACCAAGGGTGAACAGACACGTTTTATCGGCCGCCGTCTTGCGTGACACCGCAAGGTCGACACCGGTGTATGTCCTGTACCCCGGAGGAATAATGTCGAGGCCGGGTGACAACATGAGTCCACGACCAAGCTCGAGGCAGCGGTCGATCCACTCGCGCCTGAAGCGGGAGTCGGCGTCGTCGCGCGCCTGGCACATCATCTGCCGCGCGAACTCCAGCGGGCCAAGCTCCAGGCGCTTCGCCTCGATTCGCGCGAGCGGCCAACGCTCGGGCCAGGCCGGCTCCCCGGACTCGGTGAGCGACGGCGTGCTGATAATCCTCCACCCGCCCTGCGCCGCCAGCTTGTGCAACAGGTCGTCGGGGTGCCATGATGTCCCGATCACCCACACCTTGGCGCGGGCCGTGAGACGGCCCGCCAGCGAAGCGTGGTACCAGTCGTCCAGCTCCTTGCGGGATGCCTCGGTGCGGCAGTTCTCATAGTCAAGAATGTCGTCCAACACGAGCCGGTCGATACGCGAGCCGAGCACGGCGCCGTGAACGCCGAACGACTGCACACTGGGGTCCTTCGATGTGGTGCCGCGCTTCACGATAAGCTGCCCACCGGACCACACGTCACCCGGCGCCAGGTCGGGGAACACGGCGTGCAGTTCCGGGCTGGACTCGATGTACTTGGCGATCACGCGCAGGAACTTCTGGGACTGCTCATACGTGTTGGAGACGATGGCAATACGCATCGAGGAGTCGCTGCCCAGCTCCCACAGCACGCGCCCGACGGTGAGCTGGAAGCTCTTGCCGTGCTCCACGGCCGACCAGATGATGACGCGATCGTTGTCGCTGACGAGGTCTTGCCACCGGGTATGGTGCGGGGCCTGAATGATCGGGAGGCCGCGCTCCTCATCCCGGAACACGTACCCCATGAAAGCGTTGGGGTCAACCCGCGCGGCCCTCCTGAGTATGTCGTCGGAGTCCGTCGCGGGGTCCATTGCTGCTGCCGGCAGCTGTGGCGAGGTGTGCATCATGTGCACAGGTTACTACCTGGGGCGGGCCGGGTCAAGGGCAAGCGAGCCGTGGCATGATCCTGCCCCCACCGGTGACATGAAACAGATTGAGAACCGCGCCGGCTCCGGCGCGGTGTTTTGACGAAGTCAAAACCTAGAGTCAAAGTCAAAGACTTAAAGACTATATCGGGGGTGTGACTTGAAAGCGAGATGGGGTGTGACTTGAAAGCAAAGATGGGGTGTGACTTGAAAGCGAGATGGGGTGTGACTTGAAAGCAAAGATGGGGTGTGACTTGAAAGCGAGATGGGGTGTGACTTGAAAGCAAAGATGGGGTGTGACTTGAAAGCGAACCGGCGCTCATCGAGCCGTTGGGCCACACGAGCTGAAGGGGGGTGTGACTTGAATGAATCACTGTGATGTCGATAGGTTACTGTCGGGGAGTGCCGGCCTTGCGCGTGCCGAACGGCCGCCCGCGCGGGTGCAGCCAGGACCGATCGGCCACGCAGCGTTCCACCTCGGCGGTGGCGATGCCCCACCATCCGCTGACCGGGGTCTTGACCGCTTGAATGCGGCCAAGGTAAACCGCCTTGCGGACCTGGGCCACGGTCGCACCGAGGCGCGCGGCGGCCTCGTTGATGGTGAGGATAGGCATCGCGTTCATGGGGATCTGTTCCCGCCCGAGCGCCGTTCTCAGCATGAGCTGCGCTTCGTGGACCAGGTGCACCAGCTCGTCGACCGTGGTCTCCGGGCCGACGGTGTTGCCTGCGGCCTCCAGCATGTTCTGTACCCGCGCGACCTCACGAATGAGGCCGGATGGCGCCATGGGTCTGGTTTCAATCGTGTTCATTGTCATCCTCCTCATCTTCTTCGCTGAAGTCCACGGTCACGCTCATGACCCGCCCGTGTTTGACCTCGACGTACACGGGGTACTCACCGTCCCCGTAGCCTGTCGACACGCAAACACCCAGGCCAGGGTGACCGGCGCGGTAGTTGAACTGCTTGACCACGGCGTCGCCCAGCTTGTCACAAAACTGCGACCAGTTCTCCCCCAGCTCTCCGGCGGGGAAGCTGTCGCTGTCATCCAGCGGCGCCGACTTGTCCTTGTGCAGGATGTAGCACGGGTCTCCGATCCAGCAGATGCCTGCGTCCACGCCAATTACGCCAACCTTGTGCCGGCTCGACCTTCGTCGTGTGCCAGTGATCGCGCGTCGTCGGGCGCGTAATGTAAACCATTGCCTCGTCGCCCTCGGCGTTGTCCTCAGCCTGCGCCATCGCTTCCAGTTCCTGAATCAGCTCGCGGATCGTCATGGCATTCTCCTTTAAGCGGGCTCAGCCTCGAGCCCGCGTGGTTGCAAGGTTGCCGGGGTGCATAGGCGTTGCCCGGCTCGCCCGCGCGCTGGTATGGTCAGCGTGACGCTCTACCTCGATGCCTTGTGTGGCCGCACCGTTGCTGCCTCCGGGCCATTGCGGCTGTCCCGGTCTGTGCCGTGCTCTGCGTCTCTCATCCTGGGGTAGCAACCAGGCAATGCTCGCATTACGGCTCGCGGTGTCTCACCCACAAGGGTGCCCTACCACGCCAGCTCTTTCGACGCCGTCCTGGGCGCTCGGTCCGTCGCCATTCCGCGACGTTAGGATAATATATCGCAAATACCGTACCAATTATTTAATTAATGATTTCAGTTATTTGTCATACCGCGACACTGCGCCTCTTGTTACCTTTATATGCGAACTATGCAAATAGTGCGCACGATCCAGGAATGCCAGCAATCACGTAGAGTTACGGCTAGCGCGGCGGACCGGGCTGTTACCTATTTGCGCAGCGCGCATATTATGCAATGATCACGGCAGATTGCCGGCCACGCCCCCCTCGCGGAGGGCGGTCGCCGCCCCAAGCATCAGCCCCCGGAACTCCCGGTCGCCGATGAGCGCATGGACCGTACAAAGCGCGCGCTGGCGCTGCCCGTCGCCGAGGTATATCTCGATGATCGGCAGGAGCCAGTCGAGCGTGCGGCTCGGCACGAGATCGGCGTCATCCAGATCACACGGAGGGAACATCCCCGCTCCTCTTGGAACAGAGCAAGTCAGTCATCGCCGATCGTCTTCAGCGCGGCCTGCGCCAGGTCAATGACTCCGCAGCCCGTGCCGGACGTCATCTCCTTGGCACACCACTCGATGATGGCCTTCAGTGCGTTGCGCGCGGTCTTGAGCTTGTCGGCCGCGTCTATCTCGAACGCCCCGATCTTGCGCGCGGTAACCACACCGCCGGCCACGGATAGCACGCCCCGGTCGTCAAAGTCATCACCGCGCCATTCCACGGATCCGGTCAGCTCAATGCCCCACGGCCTGAGGTACTGGTCGATGACATGCCGCAGCCACTCTTCGTAGTCATAGAACTTCTCGTTGCCGTCATACTCCAGGTGCAGGCCGTCACGCGATGGCCGCCACTGACAATAGGAGTCCGGCGCGTCAGTCTTGCGCTTCTTGCCGGTGCAGTCCTCATTCAGGTCGCACAGCTCGTTGTACTGGTCCAGCGTCAGCCTCGGTGTGATGTCAAACTGTCCCGCGAACTCCGTGTTGTAGCCCATAATCATTCTCCTTTCAGTAGCATCTCGGTGCAAAACGCCTGTATCAGCCCGCGCCCCTTCGGGCCGGTCGGGAGACCCGCATCGCACCAGTGGGCAA